TCTAAGAAATTGTCGCGGGCATTTAAGTCAACGCGGAAAGCTATGCTTTGGCCCAAGAACGCAATAAGGTCAATTAGGGCAAGGTATTCGCTAGACTCAATGTAATCGTTAAAATCTTCAGGATAATTCTGACGTATATAATCAAGCATTGTACGGCGTAAATTTTCAAAGTCGTAACTTTGAAAGTCCGCATTTCGAAAGCTCTGATATATTTTCGTCCAATCTTCGCTTACTAGTAATCTGTTTTGTCTAGTTGTTATACTCATGATTTATCCTATATAACTATATTTATCGAACAGAATTATCTGAGTAGTTTATCCTAGCAACAGGCCGGCTGACTGGTCAAATTGTAAACGCATTGATTGCGATATGTTATAGGGTAAGTATGTTAATAAACACTCGATTTGTATGCCTGATTCGTACGAAGTAACCAATACTTGGCTAGCACTAATTCGAGGATCATAGTTTATTATTTCGTTAACATTGTCTGTGATGATGTTTTTAAGATCTTCAGTTAATGGCTCGAATAGTAAATCCCAAATGACTGTTCCAAAGGTCGGATTCATTAAACGCTCGCCCTGGCGCACATGGAAATGGTTTAATAAATCCTGCTGTATTAGCTGAAAGTCATATAAACTGAAATGCTCAGTATCTCCGCTTACACTACTAAATCCTTTGTAAGTTTTAGGGATAATTTTTCCGTTATTAATATTTGGTTTTAATACTATCTTGTTGTATAGTTGTGAGTTTGAGCTCATGCGTTGTTTGCTCCTTCTTCTGGTTCTGGTGGAAGATACTTGTCAAATGTATCTGTAATTAGCGAGTACTTTTTCCAAGAGTCTGGAAGAGGAATCGCAGTAGCCGCATCTCTGTCCGTCTTAGTTGGTATGAAACTCTGAGGGTCTAAATTTTCATGGTGCGGCCACGGTTCGTGCATCGGCGCTCGGGCCATTATAGATTCTAAAGTTTCGCCGGTTTCTGTTGGCAATTGCAAAGTTGTTAATGCTGTAGCTACTGCGGCGGCTTTAGTTGAACTATTCATATAAATTTTGCCAGCAGTTTCTAAGTGTGTAGTTTTACTATTAATATGAGAAGTTCCGCCGCTAGTAATTTTAGTATCATTAGTTGCGACAGTTTCTATCTGATTCCCTTCTATATGCAATTTTGCTAGGCCTTTTAAATTCATGTGGCGGCCTGCTTCAATATTAACATCTCGCTCGGCACGAATATTCAAGTCGTTTTTAGTATGAATACTAATACTATCGTCGGCAAATATATCAATTTTACCATTGCTAGTTAATTCAATCCAAGTTGTGCCCTTAGCATTACCAATGTAAATTAAGTCTTCGCTATTGTGTAGTAAGATTTGATGCCCAGTTCTAGTACGCAGACGAATTAATTCGTTGTGCGGAATTGTAGTGTCACCGTCAGTTTCTTCTTGTTCAACACTAGCGTATTCAGGTGGGCCTTCACCAGCTGGCTTTTTACGTAAAAACTTATCATCGCCGTCGTCCATTACAAATGTACTGCCGCCTAATCTGCTAACTGGCATTGTCACTTGCTTATTCTTTGGACCTATTTTATCTTTTTTACCAGCCTTATCAGTAATACCAGGTGTACTGATTCCAAACACCATACTAGGAGCTTCACGGCGAGCACTTGAAGTTGTTATACCTCTAGTGTCATCTTGTAACAGTCCTTGTATTTCTAATGCCTGAGCAAATTTGTGTTCTGGTTTATAAATTTTAGTTGCGTCTTGTTCTGAAGAAGAAACTTCTTTATTATATTCTGCTACCGGTACACGAACATATTTGCCATCTGTAGTTTTACTATCTTGTACTACATAGCGAGTAGCGGCTAATCCTGGAACACTGAAGTTCATAAATTCGTCAGGTACAACTCCGATCCAATAACCGTATTTGATATCGTGGTTGGCAAATACTACTAGAACAGTTGCTCCTACATCAGGCGGAACCATCCAAAATCCGTAAGACTTTTGAGTTTGATCATAGTTATTAGGATCTTTGCCAACATTATCTTTGCTAGTTGATCCAAAGAACGGACTCATATAACTAACCGGCAATGTTTGTCCTTCTATCTCATCGTTACCAGCATAGCGTTCAATTTTTACCGTCAGCACACCCATAAAGGTTGTGTCTAAATGACTAACTACTTTGGCTTTATAAATGCCAAAGCGGGGCTTAGGGCCTGCTGAGGAAATATTGTCTATATTATTGTTAGGATCGCTCATTAATTGCCTTATGGGTTAGGAGGAGGTTGTACTGGAGCTGGCGTGTTTACGTTCTGAGTCTGGGCCGCAGTAGCTACCTTTGGATTTTCTTGTTGGGGAACTCTGTACCCTTTAAGTGTTTGTCTAAATTGTCCTTGCCTAAAGGAACTAGTTACTCGATTAACACAATACAATCCGCTGAATCCAATAGTAGGAGCGGCCTTACTTGATAATGTTAAGTCTTCAATGTGGTTACCCGATTTAAAGTCGTACATGCCAGTGACTGGGTTGATGTCTATAGGACTGCGAAAATAAACCCAAGTGTGAACGTCACTAGATTGCCAGTTGACACTGCCGTCTTTGCATAAATCTTTAATGCCTTCTACTGATTTAGATGTATAATTACCCATGCCGCTGTTTACAATCCAGTACGGATCTCCCCATATCTCTAATTCTAAAACTACCATGTCATTTGGATTTGTTATTGCGTCGTGGAAAATTCTTGCGGCGGCTTGGGCGGCTGTTTCACCAGTACGCGGGCCTCCTTG